GCCACGCCGAAGTCGGCAATCATCTCCTTCGCGTCGTCCAAAAACTCGTTTCCGTAGAGGCTCATCACCTTTGCCCGATTTGGTAGAAAAACAAAAGACCCCCAAGGTTGCCCAAGGGGGTCTCGTCAAGCGGTCTAACGACCGCCACGGTTTAGGCCGTGGTCAGGCGGCGCAAGCTCGTCGAGCGTCCGACGGCGCAACCAAAAAGTAGGGTCGCCGTGACGTTGAGGTAGCCCGACTGCTCCTGGATGATCATGACCTGGACCGAGAGACCCGTCGCCGGGTCGGTGGCCTGGGACACTTCAGCACCCGGGATTTCGTTGAACGGAAGGGCGGTGGCGACGGCGATGGCGTCAGCGCCGCAGATGAAGCCCGCGAGGGACTCGCTGTTGGCGGCGAGGTTGCTGAACTGGTAGACCTGAGCGCCAGCGATGGAGCCGAGGGAGCCGGTCGAGATGACGTTCGCACCGAGCTGGAAGGCGGCGATGATGGACGAGTCGCTGCGGAGGTCGGCAAGGTAGCCGTTGCCGAGGACGAGCGCACGCTTGTCGGGGGCCTTGGCGTCGTCGAGGGTCTTTTGGGCAGCCACAACTTCGGCGTAGGAGATGTTCGCGCCGACGTTCGTGCCGGAGCTGTAGTTCGCGGCGACGATGAGGGAGTTGATTTCCGTCATGCACTTCTGGGAAAGGGCGATGGCTGCGGTCTCGACGAAGTTATTCGCGAAGAAGCCCATGCCGTACTCGCGGACATCCAGCGGGGAGAAGCGGCTGGAGACCTTGAAGTGCTTGAGGGTGACGCTCGAGGAGGTGACGGTGGCGTCATCCTGCGTGAGGTAGCCGCCGGTGCTGAACTCGGTGGCGGTCGAGGTGCCGATCAGGGGAACCTGGATGGTCTTGCCGGCGCCCTGGATGGACGAGGTGAAGACGGTGGAGAAGCCGTTCAAGACGGGCAACTTGTTGGCGAGGGCGGAGATGACGCCCTGAGCCAGAACGGACGGGGCGGCTGCAATGCTGTTAGACATAGGTGATTAGTAGGAGATTAGGGTGAGGGAAAATTAGACCTTGATGGACGCGTAGATGGCTTGGGCGTTCTTCGCGAAGAAGTCGGCCTTGGCCTTCGGGTCGGTCAGGGAGTTATAGGTCGCGAGGACATCGGCCTTGGCGGCGACGTTGTCGGAGCCGGGGATGATGGCGGTCGGTTCGACGCCAACGGAGGCGGCAATCTTGGCGGCTTCCTTGGAGGCAGAGACCTTGGTCGCTTCGAGTTCCGCGATCTTGGCGGCGAAGGCGTCACGCTCGGCCTTGGCAGCTTCGAGGGCGGCACCGAGGTCAGCGAGGGCGGCTTCCTTCGTGACGAGGTCAGCCTTGACGGCGGTCAGTTCGTCAGCGGCGCCGACGGTGAGCTTCTCGACGGTGGCACGGAGGTCATCGCGTTCGGAGGTGAGCGCCTGGGCGAGCATCTCGGCGGTGGCGAGTTTGTCTTCGATGGTCATCTTGGTAATGCCCGCTTTGGAATAAACCGAGGCCTTGGCGGCCAAGTCATACATCGGGTTTTCTTCGTCGTCGTCCTCTTCGGCTTCCTCGGTTTCGGGGCTCAGGTCGGCAGGGTCGGCGACTTCCACGCCGAGGGCCGAGACGGCGTCGCGGTTGGCGGGTTCGTCGTCGATGAAGACATCGGGGTCGAAGCCTTCGTCGAGCATGGCACGGACTTCCTTGGCCTTATGTTCGGGGGCGGGGGCTTCGCCAGCGTTCATGATCAGGCGGAAGTAGTCGAGGCCCGTGGCCTTGAGGTCTTCCACCGTCTTCTCGCGTTCCGACTCGGGGCGGTTCGTAAGGACGGCGACGGGGTATCCTTCGGCCTTGATGTAGTCGATGACGCGCTGGACGGGTTGACCTTGGTCAAGGATGGTGCCATCGATGTCGGTGATGATGATTTTGGGCATAGAGGGTTCTTGGGCTTTCGGTTCGCCGGCGATGGCCTTGGCTTCGCGGTCGAGCTGGGCGACCTTGGCCTCCGCCCATTCGGCGGTCCGCATGATGTCGCCGGAGGTCGGACCACCCCAGAGAGCCCAAGCCACGGCACCCGCTCCAGGGAATGCCTTGTTGTCGGGGTCGTTCTTCGGGGCGCTCATGTCCGCACGGTGACGGCGGAACCACGGACCCATGCGGCGGACCTTGTCCTCCGAGACAGAGCCCCGCACCATGTCGCGGGCTTCCGCGAGGGTTTGGTCGGTCACGCCATCGCCCGACTTGCCTTCCTTGTGCCACTCAAGGCCACGGGCGGCGGCTTGGCTGACGTAGTCGGGGACGGAGACGGGCATCGGTTACTTCTTCTTGGCGGGGACCGCAGGGGCAGGGGCGATGCTGTTCTCGGCCCACATGGCGACCGCTTCGTTGAAGGAGTCCGCGAGGCCCGTGACGAGACCACGCTGGGCGGCCTGCTTGCCGGAGAAGACTTGGCCTTCCATGTCCTCAGGCTTGACGAGCTTGCGGGTCTGGACGACGGCGGCCTTGAAATCCGCGTGGATGGCGTCAACGCTGTCTTGGAGGTTAGCGATTTGCTCTTCGGAAAGGGACGTGCCCGGGATGCCGGCACCCTTGAACTTGCCCGACTTGATGACCACCATCTTGATGCCTTGGGCCTTCGCCATCTCGGTCATGTCGGCGACGGTCATGTAGACGCCGATGGAGCCGACGGTCGAGGAGGGGGAGGCAACCACCTTGTCGGCGGCGCTTGCGATCCAGTAGGCGGCGGACGCCATCTCGGAGTCCGTGTAGGCCATCGTGGGCTTGCTGATGTTGCGGACCTTGTTGGCGAGTTCCTCGACGCCCGTGACCGTGCCGCCAGGGGAGGCGACTTGGAAGGCGATGCGGGTCACTTGCGGGTTCGTGGCGTAGTCGTCGATGGTCTCGGCGATGTCGTTCACGTCCACGGCGCCCGTCATGCGTTCGATGGGGGCGAGGCCTTTGCCGATTGGGCCGACGATGGGAATGACGCCCGTGCCGTCCTCGGCGATGTAGGCTTTCGGGACTTCCCCGAAGAGCTGGGCCAGCATATCCGTGAAGCCGAACTTCTCCGCGAGGATGCGGTGGTCGTTGGCCTTCGCAGGGTCGATGAGGAGGGCTTCGCGGCCGTTCAGGCCGTTGAGGAGGAAACGCATTTTAGGAAGAGGTTTCGGTTTCGGCGCTGGGCTGGGGTTCGGTCGAGGTCTGGGCGACCGTGCCGGGGGCCGTGTTGATGAGGAGGTTCGACAGGGTCTCGAAAGGCACGCCGTAGGTCTTGGAAAGGTCCAAGAGGTAGCGGACGTTCTGGGCCTTGATTTCGGCCTCCTCCTCGAAGTTCATACCGCGCTGGTTGTAGATTTCCGAGAAGGACAAGAGACCGATGCGGAGGTCGTCGCGGTCGTTGGCGGAGTCACGGCCACCGTCCACGGTGACGCTCTTCGGGGTCGTCCAAGAGACCTCGTTCCAAGACGGGTCGTCTGGGAGTTCGCCGTTGGCGATGGCCTGCCCGATGACGTAGCCCCAAGTCGGGTGACAGAGGGTCGTGATCACCACGTTCTGGTACTTGCCGAAGACACGACCAGCCTTGGCGGTGACGAGACGGACCGATGCCCCGCCAATCTTGGAAGGGTCTGAGACAAACTCGTAAGGCAGGACGCGGACGATATCCCGCTCGAGTTCTTGCAGGAAGCCGATGGCTTGGGAGCCACGGTTTGAGGTCAGCAGCTGGAGGTCTTCGCCGGGTTCAAGGGCGAGGATTTTCCCACCCATCGACGCGTACTGCTGACCCTGCGTGCTGGGGGTCGATTGACCCATCTCGGCAGCCATGTCGGTCGGCATGAAGCCGCCGGTCTTCTTGAGGACGCGGGTGACGTCGCCGTGGTCTCGCATGGCGAGGACTTCGAGCTGACGCACGTCCATGTCGTCCTGCACCGAGTTGACGGCGCTCTGGAGGACGGGCACGCCACGGGCACCGCTGGCCCACTCCTGGTCAACGATGTGCATGACCGCGTTGGAGATGACATAGCGGGACGAGCCGTCGGAACGATAGACCGAGTACCCGGCGAGTTCGCCGTAAGGTCCGAACTGGATGCCGTCGTGCATACCGGGAGGGGCGATGTCTGGATAGATGGGGTCGCCTACGCGGTGGGCTTCCATGATCTGGAGCTTCGCGGCGCCGTAACCGTTGCGGGTCTTGATGGCGAAGGAGTCGCCGTCACGGAGCATCCCGCGGAGGAGGATGTTCTGGACTTGGTTGAACGAGAAGCGGTTGGTGATATCGCACTTTTTCGCCCATTCGCTGAAGTAGTCGTTGTAGGCCTCGCGGGCCTCGGGCGTGGAGGCGTGCGACTGATGCTTGATGCCGTCGCCGACCGTGTAGAGCGTGAGGTCGTTGAGGATTTGGTTGAAGAGACCGCTGTTGCGTTCAGCCCAGCGACATTTGCGGACCATCGACAGGCGGTCCCACGGGGACAGGTCGCGGCGGAGGTCACGCGGTTGGGCGCCGTACTGCCCAAGGCGTAGGCGGGTCAGCCCCGTGCTTTGCCAATTGCCGGCATCGGCTTGAGGCTTGGGCGTACCCTTGCGGGCCTTGGTGGTGGAACGCTTTTTGACTGCCATAGATTAGTTGCGGATTGGGTTGTTCCAATTCGTGCGACCGACCGTCATGCGGACCGAGGACGGATACTGCTTGGGGTCGAGGATGCCGAGGGCGTACTGGGCTTCCGCGAGCATCTCCTTCGGGGGCATGGCAAACGACTTGGACGCCGACGACCCGCTGTCGGAGTACGACATGAGGGTCTTTCCCTCCGTGATAAG